AGGATAGGGGTGCCCCCAAATGAGCAGCATTTCGGTCGGGCTAAACGCCAGGACCGGAGCGACCCTTGCGGGGTGGCCGCACGTTGTCCAAAGCCTGAACGAGATTTTTCACACGCGCTTTGGGGACCGTGTCATTCGGGAATGGTTCGGATCGTTTGTTCCGGGCCTGCTCGGCCGCCAGCTCAATGATCAGGAGGTTCCGCCTGTCCTGATCGCCTTTGCCTCTGCGGTCGATCAATTCGAGCCGCGCTTGCGGATCACCAAGATCACGATTGTGAAGGCGTCGCGCGACGGGACCCTCGGGGTCCGGTTGCAAGGCGACTACATGCCGAACGCTCTGATCGGCGACTTTACCGTCGCGCGCCCGGAGGAAATCATCGTCAGCTAAGATCTGTGAGGCGACCATGATAGACAGCGCGATCAATCTGGCAGGCCTTGCACGCCCGGGGATCATTGAGGAATTGGACGTCGAACAGATTGTCTCGCAAATGCGGGATCATCTGGTGACGCTATTTCCTGACATTCAACATGTGATCGACCTCGAATCCGAGCCTGCGCGCAAGCTGATCGAGGTCTTTGCCTATCGTGAAGTCCTGGTCCGGAGCCGCGTGAACGACACGGCCCGGGCCCAGCTTCTCGCCTTTGCCGGGGGTTCTGATCTGGATCACCTCGGAGCGTTCTATGGCGTGACCCGCTTGTCGGGGGAGCCCGACGAACATATGCGGGTGCGCGTTCAGCAGCGGATCAAGGGCTGGGCCAATGCGGGCGGCGCAGAGCATTATCGCTATTGGGCGCTGACATCTTCGGAGCGTGTGCGGGACGCCTCTGTCTGGTCGCCCTCTGACGGGGTCGTGCGCATCGCGATCCTCGCCAGCGACAATGGCGGGCAGGCTGACGCGGCCCTGATCCAGGCGGTCGAGGCCGTGGTTCTGCGCGACGACGTCCGGGTGTTGACGGATACAGTCGAGATCGTTCCCGCGACGATCTTCGTCAAGGATGTCGAAGCGACCATTTACCTGCACAGTGACACCCCTGCGGAGGTGATTGACGAAATCCGGGTTTCGTTCCCGGCGGCGGTCGAGGCCGCGCGCGGGCTGGGTTGGGATTTTATGCGCTCGTGGATCGTATCGAACATGCATCCCGGCGGGGTTCACCGCGTCGTGCTTGCACAGCCCGTCGCGGATACCCGCGTGGGGCCGACCGAATGCATCGCTTTGGGTGATGTTCAGATCAACTTTGGAGGAAGGGATGGATGACGTTTGAGACGCTGCTGCCGCCGCACGCGACCGACCTTGAGCGGGCGTTCGAGCAGGCGACGGGGCTGACCGCACGGATCCCCTCTCAGGCGTATGATGCCAGTTTAAAACTTGACGCATATGAGCCGTTTATCCCCTGGCTGATCTGGGAGTATGGGCTCGGTGAAATTCTGCCGTACCTCACGGATCCGCAACGGGCGATCCAGGAAGGGATCCAATGGCAGCGGGCGCGGGGAACCCCTGCCGCTTTGCGGATCGCTTTTGGCTGGCGCGGGCTTGACGGGGTGTCGGTGTTTCAAGAGGAGCCCGGCAGGCACTTTTCCGCGTTCCAGATCGATACCGGGGCGGTGCCCCCGATCACCGACGTCGATGATCTGATCGCGCTTGCGCGCCTGAGCGCCCCGATCCGGTCGCGGCTGTCGCGGATTTACCACGACTATGACATGCGGCGCTTCAAGCTCGACGACACCCGCCTTGGCGACGGGCTGCTGAGCGATTATAGCGGCGTGTGGCACGCGGACGGCAAAACGCGGCTTTCATTTGGGCGGACGTTCAAGGCTGAGACGCCGATCCCGGAAACATGGGTTCACCCGATCATTTCGGTGGATCATGGCACCCGGGCTTTCCTGGCCGGTCGCATGATCCTGTCGGTCGATTGTCTCGACGACGCCCGGCATACGGCGAACCCGTATATCTATCACGCGCATCTGTTTGTCGCGTCCAACGCCGAAGGGGTGCCCGCGAGCCCGGCGCGCTTGCTGCCGTTTCGCAAGTTCCAGCGGGCGCAGATCGCGCTTTCCGAGGACATCCGGTTCGGTGAGATCAACCTTCGGACGCCGCCCCCGGATCACATCTTTTACGACCACCGGGACATTCTGTCTGACGACGTCCCCCTGTCGGATGCGCGGGCCGATCCGCGGATTACCCGGATCACCGCGGTCTTTGAGCGGCAGTCTGTTTTTGGAATTGCGGCGGCGCTTGCGCCTTCGGTCGTCGCCTGTCAGGCGGCGGATCGCGTCGTCACCCACGGCGGGGCCTTTGACCGGGTCACGCTGTTGTCAGAGCAGCGCCGGGAAATCCCGCCCGTGGCCTTCGGCGCACCGGCACCTATCCGGGCCGAAACGGCTTACGGCGTTCAGGTCTGTGTGTTCCAGCCTGTCCGCATCGATGGTCGGCTGAGCGACGCGGCCCGGTTCCGGGTCAAAGACACCGCGCGCGCGGACGCCCGCGACGTTGCTGACAACGCGGCATGGACCGGCACCAACCCGCAAGAGGTCGCAGCCTCTGATGAGGATACGGGCCTGGCTGATGCGTTCCGGTTGACCCGCGTGAGCGGCGGTGCCGCCTATGCGGGCCAGTTCTGGTTGCCCCTCAATTACATGCCCGAAGATTGGGTCACGGCGCAGGTCCTTATCGGCTCGATGCACCGCACTGAAACTTGAACCCAGGAGCTCACACCAATGGCTATTATGACGCGCTCGGGCCGTGCTGCCCTTGCCGCTGCGGTTATGCAGCAACCGCTGCACCTCGCTTGGGGCTCAGGATCGACCGAATGGGAGGAGGCCGCGCCGGATTACGTCGGGGCCTTCTCGGGGGCCGACGTCCTGCAACTGCCCCATGCATACATCAAAGATGTGGTGGTGACCACGAGCGACGACGCCACCACCTATATCGTCTCGAGCGACTACACAGTCGACGCCACCACGGGCTGCATCCTGCGGGTCGTGACCGGCGCGATCCCGTCGCTGGGCACGGTGAAGGTCGCCTATAGCCGCGACACGCCGCCTAACGACGTGACCCAGGAAGCGATGCTGAATGAGCTTGGCCGCCGGATTGTTGACGAGGTCGCTTTTGTTGTCGCCGACGAAGAGGGCGCGATTGTTGCCCCGACCGGTCGGTTCACGCTTTGTGCTTATCCGACCAATCACCTGTTTGTCCGCGTCCGGTTTGATTTTGCCGACGCGGCGACAAGCATCCTCCGCGAGCAGGGGCTTTTCGTCGGCACTGTGATCAAGAGCGGCGTGCCTGACGGGCAGAAGTATTTCGAGCCCGGCGATGTCACCGATCCAGGCATTCTGCTGATCGCGCAAAACACCGTCCCGATCATCCGGCAACCATCGACTCGCGAGACTTTTGAGTTCGTGGTGACGTTCTGAGGAAAAAGCACAATGGCGCTAGACCGATATTATAACCTGTTCAATCCGGTAGCTGGCTACGCTGCATTGATGTTCCGCGCGGGCGATGGCTTCCAAAGCCGCGAAGCGAACGAAATGCAGTCCTGGCTTGCGCACCGCATTGGCATGATGGGGGATAGCATTTTCAAGGACGGCGATCTCGTCCGCGATGGCGATGTGGCGATCAATCCAGACACCGGGGAGGTTACGGCAGCGGCGGGGATTGTCTATCTGCGCGGGGCCCCTCGCCCGGTTGGCGCGGCCGCCTTCACGATCCCGACGGATCGCGTCGTCGCGATCGGCGTTCGTTTCCAGGAGACGATCATCACCGCGCTTGAGGATCCCGCGCTGCGCGATCCTGCCGTGGGCACCCGCAACTATCAGGAGCCAGGCGCTGCGCGCCAGATGGAGCGAATTGTCTGGGGCTGGGAAAGCGGCCCAGAAGGCGACGGCGGCGACGGCGAATTTCACGGCGTTTACACCGCGACCAACGGTGTTCTCGACGCCAAGATTCAGCCCCCGGCATTGGACGCGGTCGTGCAGACCATCGCCCGGTATGACCGGGACGCCAATGGCTCATATGTCGCGAGCGGTCTTGTCCTGACCTTCCTTGAGACCGATTCCCCCGACTATGTGTTTTCGCTGTCCGAAGGCGTCGGCAATGTGGGCGGCTTCAAAGTCGAGCGCCCGCAATCCACGCGCATTCGCTGGGAGATCGACCCCGATCTGCGCGCGATCCAGGCCGAGCCGCATAGCTTTGCGGATGGCGATAGCGGCACGGCGACAATCCCGCTGAACCGTGCGCCTATTGCGGCGGTTTCGGATGTGTCCGTGACCATGCAAGTCACCGAGGACGTGACGCATGGGGCATTCACCGGGGCGTCTGACGCCTTGGCGAACAACGCGGTCATTCAGATTGTTTCGGTCTCACAGGGTGGGACGTCCTACACCGAGGGGCCGGACTTCGTCATGTCTGGCGGTCAGGTCGATTGGTCCCCGAGCGGGCAAGAGCCTGCGCCGGGATCGACTTACACGGTGGTGTATCGCTACATCGCAAGCGTGACCCCGGACAGTGTCAACGACACGGAAATCGTGGTCAGCGGCGCGGTGACCGGCACAACCGTATTCGTGGATTACACATACAAGCTGCCCCGGATCGACGCGCTGGTGATGGACGCCGAGGGGGTGCTTTCCCGCATTCGCGGGGTTGCGCAGCCTCGGAACCCGCAGCCGCCTCAAGTGCCCTCTGGGGTGCTGTCTCTGGCCGCGGTTTCGCTTGACTGGTTCGCGGCAGATGATCCCGACGTGGTCAGCACGGCCATCCGCGCGATCCCGGTGTCCGAGATTGCACAGATGCAGGCCCAGATCAGCGCGCTGTTCCAACTGGTCGCCATCGAGCGGCTGCGTAATGACGCCAATATCGCGGACCCGACATCCAAGCTCGGGGTATTCGTCGATCCGTTCTTCGATGACGATCTGCGGGACCAGGGGATTGCGCAAACCGCTGCGGTGCTTTGGGGGGAATTGACGCTGCCGATCACGGCGGCGGTCCAGGACCCGCCAGACGGCGCGTCGGCGACATGGACGCTGGACTATAACCTGACGCCAATCCTTGAGCAGAACGCGTCGACCCGGGGGATGAAGATCAACCCCTATATGAATTTTGAGCCGATCCCATCGGCGGTGCGTCTGACGCCGAGCGTCGACAACTGGACCGTCATCGAAACGCAGTGGACATCGGCGATCACCCGGGCTTTTACCCGGGGTTCGGGGCGGTTCTCACGCACGAATACGAATACGACGACGCAGCTCGTCTCGTCGACGTCGCGGGTCGCGCTTAAAATCCGGCAGCGGTCGGTCGGGTTTGCCCTGAGCAACATGGACGCGAACGAGGCCCTTGCGCAGATCGCGTTTGACGGCGTCGATGTGACTCCTGATCCCGTTCCGACCGCGAATGCGGCAGGCGACATGTCGGGCAGCTTCGCCATCCCGGCGGGCATTCCGACCGGGGCCAAGGCGGTGACCTTCCTCGGGGCCAACGGCTCGTTTGGGCAAAGTACCTACACGGCAAACGGCACGATCATCACCAATGTCATGCGGTCGGTTACGACGCGCACGACGACCCGGTGGTCGCCGCCGCCCCTGATCTCGCCGCGTCGCCGGGATCCACTGGCGCAGACATTTACCCTTGAAGCCGATACGGTCGTCGCCGGCATCGACATTTGGTTCGACGCGATCGGGGATCGCAAAAACACGGTCGTGGCGCAAATTCAGGAAACCACCGTAGGGTTCCCCAATGGCACGGTCGTCGCCACATCGGTCCTCGACATGGAGCCGGTCCTGGATACGGGCAGCACCCGGGTCGAATTTGATCCGACCCTGCTGCGCGGCGGTCGCGAATACGCGGTCGTGTTCCTGACCGACGACGCCGATCACGCGCTTCGGGTGGCCGAGCTTGGCAAATACGATGCAGAAACCCAGACATGGGTGACAGCCCAGCCGTTCCGCATCGGCGTGCTGCTGTCGTCGTCCAATGCGTCGACATGGACCGCGCACCAGGATCGTGACCTGAAATTCCGGCTGCTGGCCTGTGCGTTCACCGAGACGTCCCGCACGGTTGATCTCGGCGAGATTACGGTCAGCGATGCGACCGACTTCATCGCCCTGGCGGGGGTCGAGCGTATGTCTTCGGACACCGATGTGACGTTCATCCTGACCGATACCGACGGGCAATCGTTCCGCATGAACGAGGGCGCAGCGGTCAATCTGACCGACCGCGTCTCGGATACGCTGACGGTCACGGCGCTTCTGACCGGGTCGGACCGGTTCTCGCCGGTTCTGTTCCCCGGCGTTCAGGTGCTGAACGGCAATCTGGCGGCCACGGCGGACTACGTCTCGCGGGCGATCCCGGCAGATACGACGTTCGACGTATCGGTCTCCATCGACGTGATCCTGCCTGCGGGTTCGAGCGTGACGGTGTCGGCCGAAATCGACGGCGGCTGGGAGGAATTGACCCTCGACGGCGGTGTTCCTCTTGGGAACGGGCTCGAAGAACGGACGTTCACGGGCACGGACCTGGCCGGGGTCGGAAGCACCAACGAAACCCGGATCAAGATCACGCTTACGGGGACGCCTGCGGCACGACCATTCGTTCAGTCTTTGCGGGCGATCATCAAATAGGGGTGAGGCATGGCAAACGGCGTAAACCGGAATGATCACACGGCGCAACGGCATTACCCGCTGCCCCATCCCGACAACACAATGCAAGCGGATATCCTGCGCATCCGCGCGGCGACCGAGAAGATCGACGCCGACATGGCGGCCCAGGCTGCGCAAACGCGGCGGCGCTGGGTTCACGACTTCGTCGGTCTAAAACTCTGAGAGGGCGAAATGACTGATATCATGCTGCGCGGAGCTCTTACTGCGCTGAAAACCAAGATCGCGGCAATCGCGCAATCAAAAAGCGCGACTGCCGAGGACCTGGCCCTGCTCGGCACCGCTCTTGAGCGGATCGCCGGAAAAACGACGGCCATCGAAATCGAAATGCTCGGCGAAGAACACAAAGCCGCGATGACCGATGCCGCCAATACCGAACGCGACCGGGTTCTGGCCGCGGTCCAAACGGCAAGCGACGAGGCCGACACGATCCTCACCACCGTGCAGACCACCGTCGATGCCAAGATCGCCAACGCGCAAACCGCCACCGATGCGATCCGTGACGACGCAATCAACCAGGTCGGCACCATCCGGGTTGATGCCATTGCGGCTATGGGCACCGAGCGCGACGCGATGATCGCTCAGATCGACGCGGCTGCGGCTGACGCCATCTCAGCGGTCGGTGG